GCGCAGGAGGCGCTGGCCATCGGGCTTTGCGATATCGTCATGAAGCCCCCTGAGCGAGACCTTACCCAGGCCGGGCTTCGGATGCTGTCCTATGCCCCGGCGCCGCGTGCGCTCGCCGCACGGGTTCGGAGCGTGAAGGCTGCACTTCCCCCCTATGACCCGGACGGCGATGGCGACAACGACGCCGAAGCGGCCCTCGGGCTGATTGGCTCGGCCGCGCTGCTTCTGGAAGAGGCCATGGAGGCCCTGACCGGCACGGATGAAGACGACGACACCGCCGGCATCGTCGTTCCGGGCGCCAAATTGGAGCCGAAACAACCGGAACCCAAGGCCGAACCGGCCCCGGACCCCGCTGATATCGAAGCGAAACAGCGCCGTTTGCGCCTCGCGATGGCCGAAAACGCGGCCTGATCGCCCCCGTAACTACCCCGCAGATGCGCGGGATCGTTCCCGCATCAATACGCAATCTGGCCGCGAGGTGCGCGGCATTCCCAGGAGACCATGATGACCAGTAAGGAACTGCGCGCCCAGCGTTTCAAACTCGTCGAGGACGCCCGCGCCGTCCTTAACGAAGGTGGCGCCGAAAATAACGCCAAATTCGATATGATGATGGCCGAGGCGGATACGCTGATGGCGACCATCACCAAGATGGAACGCGCCGACGAGGCGATTGCCGCCAGCATGGAAGACCAGCGCAACCGCGCCATGCGACAGGGCGTTCCCGTTGGCGAAATCGAAGGCGCCGACAAGCTGGAAGCCGACACCTTCTCGGCATGGGTGCGGCGCGGCCCCGGCGGCCTGAACCAAGACCAGATGGCGGTCTACCAGCGCCGGTTCCAGGCGGCCCAGAGCGAGGGTTCCGACACGGCCGGCGGTTACACCGTGCCGACCGACAATTCGTTCATGACCAAGATTGAGGACGCCCAGAAGGCTTATGGCGGGATGCTGGAGGCGTGCTTCACGTTCGACACGACTGGCGCGCAACCCCTGCCCATCCCGACCGATAACGACACGACCAATACCGGTGCGATCCTGGGTGAAAATGTCCAGGTCGGGACGCAGGATATCTCGTTCGGCAGCGTGACGTTCAACGGGTACACTTATACCAGCAAATTGGTTTTGGTGTCCAATCAACTCCTACAGGACACGGCCTTCGGCCTGGACGCCTTCCTGTCCGGCAAACTGGGCACCCGGCTGGCCCGCATCGTCAACACCCACACGACCACGGGAACCGGCGCCAGCCAACCCACGGGCGTTGTGACGGCTGCCACGTTGGGGTTCACGGCGGGCAATGCGACCGGCGGGACATCGACTGCGACGGGCGCGACCGCAACCATCGCATACGACGATCTTGTCGAGTTGGAGCATTCCGTCGACCCGGCATACCGGCGTAACGGCAAGTTCATGATGGCCGACGCTTCGCTGAAGGTCATCAAGAAGATGAAGGATGGCATCGGCCGGCCCCTATGGGTTGCCGGGTTGGCCGTGAAGGAGCCGGACACCATCAATGGCTACAGCTACAGCATCAACCAGGACATGGCCACGCCGGCCGCGTCTGCCAAGACGGTGCTTTTCGGCGATTTCTCCAAATACTACATCCGCCGGATCGTTGGCCTGCAAATGCTGCGGCTGACCGAGCGGTACGCCGACTACAATCAGGTCGGATTCCTCGCGTTCCAACGCTGGGACGGCAACCTGGTCGATGCCGGAACGCATCCGATCAAATACCTGCAACAGGCGGCCAGTTAATCCTGACGATTTGACCGGTTCACCTTCCTAACACGGAGTAATCGCCATGGTGCGCGACCTGTTCAATAACATCGATATCAAGCCGCTATTCTTCCCCGTCGCGGCGGTGACGGATAACACCGCCTTCGTTTCGCAGATCATCGATCGCGCGGGCGCGGAATGCTGCGTTCTGGCTTTCGTTACCGGCACGGACGCGGACGCGGATGCTACCTTCGCTGTCACAATGGAACACGGTGATAATCCCGCTCTGTCTGATACAGCGGTTCCGGCGGCGGCCGATCTGCTCGGTACGACCGCGTTGGCCGGCTACACGTTCGCGGATGATAATAAAGTCCGAAAACTCGGCTATATCGGAACAAAGCGATATGTGCGGATGACGGTCACGCCATCGGCGAACAGCGGCAATGCGTTTTTGGCCGGAATCGCAATCCTCGGCCCGCTTCACGTTGCCCCATCGGCCAACCCGCCGGCTTGATCGGCCCCGATTTAACAAGGAAAGGGCAGATAGATGGTTCAAACCTCGGACCCCAGCATCGCCACGAAGGTGCAGCACCTCAATCAGGGCGATGCGTTGGTCGTCAAGAGCGGCGGCCAGATCGTCATTGAAACCGGCGGGACGTTCGCGGTCGGCGGCGTTGCCTTGGCCGCGACCATGACGCAAGTCAATGCGGCGGCGAACGATGCGACGCGATATGCTGCCGCCGGTTCGACGCTGACACTGACGGTCGCGGCCAATAACAAGCAGACCTTCAAGCTGGATACCGACGCCGGATCGACGGTGACGCTGCCGGCCGCAACGGGGTCTGGCGCGCGGTTCCGCTTTATCGTGACGGTCCTGGCCACGTCCAACAGCCATGTTGTGAAGGTGGCCAACGCCTCGGATTTCATGATCGGCACCATTCACGGCGTTTCCGACGATCCGGCGACGGTCAAGGGGTGGATCGCTGCGAACAGCGGCACCGTATCGACCAACAGCGATACGATCACCCTCAACCGCAGCACCGCGGGGTCGGTTTCGCTGGGCGAAATGCTGGAAATCGAGGACATCGCCGCCAACACATGGTTCGTTTTTGGCGCGATAACACAGTCCGGCACAGAGGCCACGCCGTTCAGCGCGACGGTGTAAGCCGATGGCGGGCACCAACCTTTCCACGGTCACGGCAACGGTCCTGAGCGGCACCAGCCTGAGCGCGGCCGCGCCGCTGAATCAGATGGTCGTGGTCGGTATCGTCATGCCTGCCACCTGGACGGCTGCCGACCTGACATTCCAGGTCAGCAGCGACGGGGGCGCCACGTTCCATGAGCTTTACACCTCGGCCGGGACTCCGGTTCAGTATCAGTCCACGGCCGCCGTGCAATTCGGCGTGGACGGCCGGCAGTGGGGCGGCATCGATCAGGTGAAGGTGCGCTCCGGCACGTCCGGGACCGCAGTAAACCAGGACGGCGACCGGGCCATTATCCTACTGCTGAAGATCCTGGCGTAACCCATGGCCGTCGTCCCGATATCCACCGTCATTTCGGCGGCGTCCACGTACGACCTGACGACGTTGGCCGACGTGAAGGACGATCTCGGGATCACCTCAACGGCAAGCGATGCGACATTGGCGCGGATGATCTCGGCCGTTTCGGCTGCGGTCGCGAACTATTGCAACACCGTGTTTCCTGTCGAAACAGTGTGCGACACGTTTTATCCCGACCGGCTTTCGGCGCTTTACGACATCCCGACGAAGGTGCGGCCGCTTATCCTTTCGAGGGGGCCAGTCGTCCGAACGGCAAGTTCTTTCGCCACGGCCGGGATAATCAGCACCGGTGCAACTCTCCTGTCGTTCACGGCCTCCATTTCCGGCGCCGGTATCGTCAAAGGCTCACCGGTCTGGGGGTCCTATGTGCCGGACGGGACGGCCGTCGTAACCGTTGATACCGCCGCCCATAGCGTCACCTTGACCCAGGGCGTTAGCGCGGCCATTGCGGCGGGGACAACGATTTTCTTCGGCCCGCGCGTGACGGTAACGGACACCAGCGGGACCGAAACAGACCTGACGTTGGGGACCGACTACGATATCGACCCGGACACGGGTTTCCTGATCCGGCTGAACTCGGCGACCGGCTTCCCCCGCATGTGGTCGAAATACCTGACTAAGATCTGGTATCAGGCCGGGTATCCGACGATTCCTCTCGACGTGGCGGACGCGGCGATCCGGTTGGTGGTTGGCCGGTTCAAGGCACGCGGGCGCGACCCGACCATCAGGAGCCAGGATCAGCCCAACGTCGGAAACACGACGTATTGGATTGGCAACCCCGGCGGCGGGGGCGTGTTCCCCGAAGACATTCAAGGCATTCTCGACAACTATCGCGTTCCGGCGGTCTGACATGCAATTCGGCCTCGTTATCAGTGGCGAACGGAACACCTCGCTCCGGTTCGATCAATTCCCCACGGCCTGTCACGACCGGCTGTTGGCTGCGATGGAGCGGATCAAAGACCGCATGGTTACGGCCATCCAGGCAGCCGAGCCGAACAAATCCGGCGCACTGAAAGGCCAGACCGGCGGCCGGGTTTACGATCACGGCAACCGGATCGCGGCTGTTGCCGGTGTCCGGGCCATGACGGCGAACGATGCCAAAAAGGCCGCGGCACTCGAGTACGGGTCGCGCGGCACGCCGGTTGTGATGCACCGGCTCAATAGCGGCCGGACAGTGGTCGCACGGCGCCTGTCCCGGCCCCTGGTAGGCCAGTGGACCCGCACGCCGACCATCGCCGCCCACCGCTTCCTACGCGGCCCAGCGGACAGCCTGCGGGAAGGTGCCATTGATGAAATGCGCGCCGCCGTTGGCGCGGCTGCCGAGGATGTGTCCAGGTGAGCCGTGAAACCGTCATGGCAGCGCTTTTCACGAAGCTGTCGGCCATATCGGCGTTCAAAACCACCGGCCGGCGGGTGCAATATTGGGCCGAAGTCGCCGCCCAACCGGCGCTGTTCCTTCACCACATCGCGGACGAATACCATCGGGGCGGCACCGGCATGCCCGGCAAGGTCACGATGGAATGCCAGGTCTGGATTTACGATAACACCGGGGTCGCCGCTGAAGCGGTGCCCGAAACGGCCGTCCACGCCCTCATAGAATTGGTCGAGACGGCCCTCGATATCCCGCCCGGATTCCGGGCGCAGACCCTCGGCGGTCTGGTCACGCATTGCTGGATTGAAGGCCGAACCGACATCCATCCCGGCGATATTGGTCCCCAGGCCATTGCCGTAATGACCGTGAAAATCCTGGTCCCC